TGATGTTGCAGTAATGATGGCGCTATTAAAGGTAGCTAGAATCAAGCAGAACCCCCAGCATGTTGATAACTGGGTGGATGGTGCAGGATATTTCGCCTGTGGTGGTGAGATAGCGAACCGATAAAAATAGTCCGACCTTTCCAGTGTGTTAAAGCAGACTCAAAATGCGAGTATAACTGACACCGAAGGGGTGCGAAGCCCCTACCCCAAAGGTCATGAGAGCTAGAAAAGTCCAAAAACTCCAAATCTAACACTTGTAAAAATTTGGACATTGGCAACTAGTGGTCATCCTATAAACTTATTACTGGGAACAATTGCAAGGCCGCATTGATTTTTTTCCAAACTTTATGGAAAGTAGTGGCACAAGTGGCACGGTATAAAAAACATTTTAATATCAATGGCTTGCCGTCGCTCTACCTACCCACTACTGGCTAATCAGTAGTGGTCATCCTATAAACTTATTACTGGGAACAATATGGATCTTATTACTGTAGATTTCGAAACGTACTACGATAAAACGTTTTCGTTAAGTAAGATGACGACCGAAGAATACGTACGTGACCCTCGTTTTGAGGTGATTGGCGTAGGAGTTAAAGTAAATAACGGACCAACTGAATGGGCGAGTGGAACACATGAACAAATTAAGGACTATTTACACACATTCGGCTGGGCAGACGCTATGGTTCTGGCTCACAATACCATTTTTGACGGGGCCATTCTTACTTGGTTGTTTGATATTCGCCCTAGGGTGTGGGCTGATACTTTGTGCATCGCTCGTGCTCTTCATGGGGTGGAAGTTAGCGGCAGTCTCGCAGCATTGGTGGAACGATACGGTATCGGAACTAAAGGAACTGAGGTACTAAACGCACTAGGTAAAAGACGTGCTGATTTTACCGATGAAGAGCTTAGTAGGTATGGGGACTACTGCATCAATGATGTAGAACTGACCTACAAGTTATTCGGTTTAATGGGTAGGAACTTTCCGAGGCAAGAACTTAAAATTATAGATATGACCTTGCGTATGTTCATACAGCCTGTGTTAGATCTGGACCTCGGATTACTTGAGCAGCATCTTGAAGACACTAAAGAACTTAAGGATAAGTTGTTACTAGATGCGGGTGTAGATAAGAAAGACCTGATGAGTAACCCTAAGTTTGCTGGGTTGTTAGAAATATTAGGGGTTATCCCCCCGATGAAGACCAGCCTTACTACAGGTAAGGAGACTTTCGCGTTTGCCAAGTCTGATGAAGCGTTTAAAGCACTATTGGAGCACGAAGATGTGCGTGTACAAACGTTGGTCAGTGCGCGACTTGGTAACAAAAGCACGTTGGAAGAAACACGTACGCAACGGTTCATTGACATAGCCAAGCGCGGACTACTACCCGTCCCTGTTAAATACTATGCCGCACATACCGGACGTTGGGGTGGGGCTGACAAGATAAACCTCCAGAATTTACCCAGTCGTGGGCCAAATGGTAAGAAACTAAAACGTAGCATCGTTGCCCCTGATGGGTACATGTTGGTTGACTGCGATTCAAGTCAGATCGAAGCACGCGTGCTGTCATGGTTGGCAGGGCAGGATGACTTAACAGAAGCATTTCGTGTTGGTGACGATGTGTATAAGAAAATGGCGATGTCAATATACGGCGTCAATCGAGAAGAAGATGTTACTAAAGACCAGCGGTTCGTAGGTAAGACCACTATCCTTGGTGCCGGTTACGGTATGGGAGCCGTGCGTTTCAAAGATCAACTGCAATCGTTCGGGTTCGATATAGAGCTGGACGAAGCTCGCCGCGTCATAAACATTTACAGAGAAACAAATTTCCAGATCACTCGTTTATGGAATGATGCGAGTCATACCATACGTTGTATGGAGCAAGGGGTGGGGACGGAACTTGGTATTAATAATGTTATCAGCGTTGACCCTACGGTACCTGCCATCATCCTACCCTCGGGATTGCAGATGCGTTACGAAGATCTGCGGGGTGAGCAGAGTGAGCGTGGTGTGGAGTACACGTATAAAGTACGTCGAGGCCGAAACCGGATCTATGGTGGGAAGGTAATAGAAAACGTATGTCAAGCGGTGGCTCGTTGCATAATCGGTGAGCAGATGCTAAAAATTAGTAAGCGGTATCACGTTGTTTTAACGGTGCATGACTCCGTTGTCTGCTGTGTACCTGAAGATAAAGTCGAAGAAGCCCAACGCTATATCGAAGAGTGTATGCGTTGGTTACCCGACTGGGCTGAGGGTCTACCCATAGACTGTGAATCTGGTGTTGCCAAGTCCTACGGAGATTGCGAATGAACATTGTTGATTTTGAAGAATATAAAGAACAGTTACGTTCACAAGAAAAGCATGTAGCGGCCCTAATAGGGTTAGTAGAAACAGGTGAAGAGATTGTGTCAGTATCTGTGCACAAGGTAGACGGCACTTTTAAGGTTCTAATCCAGCACTTGGATTGTTCGGCAGACCCTCCAGTGCTGAACTCAGTAAGTTTACATAGGGCAGAACTAGAAATGGTCATCCATGCGTTGATCGAAATAGATGGTTTTTTACCTAAGGAAGAGTGATGAGCATTGCACCTTGGTCGTTCAGTAAGATAAAGGCGTTCGAGCAATGCCCAAAGAAGTTTTACCATTTGAAGATTGCTAAGGATTACTCAGAGCCTGAGACCGATGCGATGTATTATGGTACCGCGTTTCATGAAGCAGCCGAAGAATACGTACGTGATAACGTACCACTACCACCACAGTTTGACTACGCTAAAGCTGGGCTTGATGCACTGAACGCCAAACAGGGTAAGAAGTTATGTGAATATAAGTTGGGGTTGACCGAAAACCTTGACCCCTGCGACTTCTTTGCGGATGACGTTTGGTTCCGTGGGATTGCAGACTTGGTGATCCTTGATGACGAAACCGAAACTGCTTGGGTGGTAGATTACAAAACAGGTAAAAACGCTCGGTATGCAGACAAAGGGCAGCTTGAGTTGATGGCACTAGCGACATTCAAACATTTCCCCAACATTAAAGAAGTGCGGGGTGGGTTGATGTTTGTTGTGTCAAACGAGTTAATAACGGATACATACCTCTTAACAAACCAAGGTGAGTTATGGGGTAAATGGTTGGCTGATTACACGAATATGGAATCAGCTTTTACGAACGATACGTGGAACGCTAACCCCAGCGGGTTATGCAAAGCACACTGCGTAGTGCTGGAGTGTCCGCACAACGGGAGAGGGTAATGAAAGAATCATATTTAGTTGTAGATACAGAAACTGGGTTGGTAGATGGGTACTGGACACATAAAATCGATGCTCTGGAAAGTGCTTTACGTTACCAAACGAAAGTAGGACACCCTATGACGGTTGAGGCGGTAACTGAGCGCCCGTACCTAGAAAACCACCAAATGATTAAGTACCACTTACCACAGGAAAATTAAATGCCTTACAGAAACAAGTCAGACAGAAAGAAACAAGTTAACAAACCGGTCGATAGCCCTGAGTTCCAGCGTCGTATGGAGCGGCAACGTGCCCGACGTGAAATGGACAAAAAAGGCAAAGACGAGAACAACAACGGCAAAGCGGACAAGCGAGAAGGCAAGGACGTTAGCCATAACAAACCACTGGCAAGAGGTGGTAGCAACAAAGACGGTGTGAAGGTAGAGAGTTCAAGTAAGAACCGTAGCCGTAACCTGAAGAAGGCACCCGTTTCGAGGCAGAAGAAACCTACCAGACGCTGAACCTGATGCGTCTTTAAACCACGTACGAAGCACCCTCCAGTTGCCGAGTACAAAAATCAGGCTAGTCCAAGGGTGCTAATAACCTTCATAACAGACCTAGCCCTATCTGTGGACGAAGCAGGGCTTTTAGGAGCAGGAAAAGTGGAAATTATAAATAACAAGGCGTTGCTTTTGCGACTGCGTAATCCGCACAAAGTAACAACAGTCATACCCAAAAGCAAACAGCTAACCGATAACGAAGTAGTGGTTAACTGGGGTATTGACGAAGCACAAGTTTTAAAAAACTTAAATATAAAAGTACCCTCACCCATCGAGGGTAAATACCAGTGGACAGGAAAACACGCGCCATTTGAACACCAAAAAATCACGGCATCCTTTCTTACCCTGAACAAGCGAGCTTTTTGTTTCAACGAACAAGGTACCGGCAAAACCGCCAGCGCGATATGGGCAGCGGACTACCTAATGAATATCGGGTATATAAAACGTGCCCTTGTTATCTGCCCGTTATCCATCATGGATTCAGCATGGAAAGCAGACCTGTTTACTTTCGCTATGCACCGCACGGTGGATGTAGCTTATGGCCCACCAGCAAAACGCAAAGGCATAATCAACAACAATGCTGATTTCGTGATAATAAATTATGACGGTGTAGAGATTGTGTCAGACGCTATAGCAAACGGTGGGTTTGACCTGATTATTGTGGATGAAGCTACTCATTATAAAAACGCGCAAACCAAACGATGGAAAACTTTGCACGCGTTACTTACGCCAAACAAGTGGTTGTGGTTGATGACCGGTACTCCAGCAGCTCAAAGTCCCCTCGATGCTTATGGTATAGCCAAACTTGTTAACCCGTCAGCGGTACCTAGGTTCTTTGGTTCTTTCCGTGATCGTGTGATGAACAAAATAACCAATTTTCGTTGGATACCTAAAGATGACGCAACCGATACGGTGTACAGGGTTCTACAACCCGCCATCCGGTTTACCAAAGAAGAGTGTTTAGACCTGCCTCCTATGGTGTATGCCAAACGTGAAGTAGAGATGACCCGCCAGCAGATCAAATACTACAAGATGTTGAAAGATCGTATGGTTATGGATGCCGCAGGAGAGCAGGTCACTGCCGCCAATGCAGCGGTTAACATGAATAAGTTACTACAAATATCTTGTGGTGCTGTCTATACCGACAAGGGTGAGTCACTAGAGTTTGATATCAAACATCGGTACAAAGTTCTGCGGGAAGTTATCGATGAGTCCAGCAAAAAGATCCTAGTCTTTGTACCTTTCAAGCATGTTATAGATATGTTGGTAGAGAAGTTGGGGGCTGATGGCATAACAACAGACATAATTAGGGGTGACGTTCCAGCTTCTAAGCGCACGGAAATATTCAAACGCTTTCAGACTACCGATAACCCGAAAGTTTTGGTTATCCAACCCCAAGCAGCAGCCCACGGTGTCACTCTAACAGCGGCTAACACCGTTGTTTGGTGGGGGCCAACCAGCTCATTAGAAACCTATGCTCAAGCCAATGCACGGGTGCACAGATCGGGACAAGACCATAAGTGTACCGTAGTTCAACTGCAAGGATCTGCCATAGAAAAACATGTATATAGAATGCTTGACAACAAAATCAATATACATACAAAAATCATCGATCTTTATAACGAAATCCTTGCGTAATTAATCCAAGTACATTATATTGGACAGTTCGATAAGTGAAGGAGATCGAAATGGCTGAAAGTAGTACCCTATCTTTAGAGAAGCTAACTAAAGTCTACCTAAAGATAACTGAAAAACGCACTGAACTGAAGAAAGCGTTTGACGAAGAATACGGTACTCTCACAGATGAGCGCGACAGGATAAAACGAGCATTGCTTGACCACTGCAAAGAACATGGCGTTGACAGCGTGAAGACTTCAGAAGGTTTGTTTTACCGGTCAATTAAACAATCCTATTGGACAAGCGATTGGGAATCCATGTACGAGTTTATCCTTGAGAATGAGGTACCAGAGTTCTTCGACAAACGACTTAATCAAAAGAACGTGCGTCAGTACCTAGAAGAAAACCCCGATAAGTTACCGAAAGGTCTTAACTCGGATTCAACATACACTATCTCTGTCAGGAGACCGAAAAAATGAGTAGCCCTTTTGTCCCGATTTCAGATGTTGCAGAACATTTTAAAGTGAATCAAGCCACAGTGCGTGGTTGGCTGAAAGCTGGAATCATTCCTAAAAACACTTACATACATATCGGTTCGACATACCGATTCAACCTAGCAGCTATCACCGAAGCGTTAACTACACCCGAAGGGGAAGATGTTACCTCTGCTACGTGGAGTGATGTAAGTGGTAACGAAGAAACTGTCCCACAATTAGAAACTGACGAAGACTATTGATGGGTGAAACAGTGAAAAGAATTAGTGTACGCAACCGCCGGTTCGAGGGTCTGCCAGAAACAGCAGAAGATTCTGTAAATGTCATCGTAGTTGGTATAGCCTATATGTCCCGTATTTATTACGCGGATGCTTATGACCCTAACAAGGTTGCTTTACCTACTTGTTGGTCTTCAGATACAGATACACCTGCTACCGATGTTCCAGCAGAACAAAGACAAGCGGGGCGTTGTTTAGATTGTGTCAACAATATTAAGGGGTCAGGGCAAGGGCAAAGCCGTGCATGTAAGTTTGTGCAGCGGTTAGCCGTAGTTATGGAGGATGATCTGGAAACAGTTTATCAGCTACAACTATCTTCGGCTTCTATATTTGGGGACGCAATTGGGGTCAATATGCCACTACAAGCCTATGCTAGGTATCTAGAGGCACAAAATACCCCAATAGTCGCTGTGATAACGAAGGTCTTTTTTGACCCTAGTAGCGACAGACCAAAACTCTTCTTCAGACCTATGCGTCCGTTAGAAGAGCAGGAGTACGAAGCCGTACAGATAATGATGAAGCACCCAGATACTACGAAAGCTATTACTTTAAACGTAGTGCCAGTGGAGGACGGTGGTGCATCCCCATTTGATGAGGTAGACGGTTTTATTTTTAATGGATGAATGTTTGGAGAAACATATATGAACTATAAGATTGCAAATGTAGAGGCGCTGTACCCACGTATTAACAAGACGTACAAGTTCGACAGCGGTGAAAACCGTAGCGTACCGTGCGACCCATTGGACGATGGAGCAGCATACGAAATGTCTTTCAAGATGAATGAAACTCAAGCTAAGGCGCTCATGACTGCGATGGCTTCAGTGTACAAGGAGAAACGTGACGCGAAGTGGCCTGAGAAGTTCCCAGTGCCTTTTACGAAAGACGATGAGGGTATGTATATCGGTAAGGCGAAACTCAAAGGGGCATACGGTAAAGACGTTACCAACAAACCTAAGCAGTACGATGCGAAGAACAAAGAGTTAGCCGAAGATTTTCAACTAACATCTGGGAGTACGGTTAACCTTGCGGTTGTGCTTGTACCCTACAGTATGGCAAGTGCTGGTGTGTCATTACGTCTACGCGCCGTGCAGGTTACAAAGTATGTACCTGTTCAGGTAGCTTCTCCCTTTGACTCAGTTGATGGGTTTAGTGCCGATGACGCTGAAGGGGATGATGACAGCCCATTCTTTGAGGTCGAAACCGAAAGCAGTTCGGAGGTGGATAACGTTATCGAGTTACCCATTGAAGAACCAAAGAAGAAAGCAGCAAAAGTAAAGTCTGCTGCCCCGAAAGAGAAAGCAGATCTGAGTGACCTTGTTGATGCTTGGGACGACTAGTCTCAATTAATTTGGGCTTTAACAAGAAGAAGCCCATTCATTCAACAACATCCACGGCTAGATTAGTCGAAGAGGGCGTAACAATGCCCCTGCCGTGGTGTCTTTCGGATCTATCTTATGGAAACAGCAATATTTTTAAAGGAGGCGCTACCAGAGAGTGGGTCGTATTGTGTTTTTGCATCTAACACGTCTGCGGATAGGAGGAGTCAGAAATTTTTTGAGTCCGTGGATGATTTAATTGATGCAGCGCAAGACTTTGATACGAAGGGTTACGATGTTTATTTTGCGTTGGCTAGTTTTAAGGAGGCTAATTCTCGTAAGGTAGATAACGTTCAACATCTAAAATCATTTTTTCTTGATCTAGATTGTGGCCCATCGAAAGATTTTGTATCGCAGACAGAAGCGATTTCTCAGCTAAAAGCGTTTTGTAAACAGTTCAAATTACCACGCCCTTTGATGGTTAACTCAGGTCGAGGTATCCACGTATACTGGGTGCTGTCAGAAGCAGTACCTACCGATGACTGGTTGCCAGTAGCACTTAAGCTCAAGCAACTATGTGCAGATAACAACTTTCTCGCTGACCCCGCAGTCACAGCGGATGCAGCACGGGTATTACGTGTACCCACAACCCATAACTACAAGCCCGAAGTTCCAGCAGAAGTAGACTTCGTAGGTACGCACTTACCCACCCTTGTTGACTTCGATATATTTTCGAGGTTGCTCGGAAACGATCCGATACCAGTTCCCACAAAGAAACTTGATGGGGCTAACGCGGTGATGAACGCAGCGTTATCGAACCGCGAGTACCGGTTCAAGGATATCCTACGCAAGACTAGTCAGGGGGAAGGGTGTGCACATATAGCCAGTGCGTACATTAACCCTAATGGAGTGTCGGAACCTATATGGCGAGGTGTGTTGTCGGTATTGAAAGCATGTAGTGATGGGACAAGAGAGAAAGCGCATAAGTTATCGGAGCGGTACGATGGGT